CATTGTAAGAACCTGACGTGTTAACGTTCATTGAATACGCACCAAACGCTACGCTTTCACCACCAGTGGTGTTTGCGGTCATGGCGTTGTGTCCAAATGCGCTGTTGCTTCCCCCAGTGGTATTGGCATCAAGGGTTCCGCTACCAAACGCATTGTTTAATGCGCCAGTAGTGTTCGCATAAAGCGCCTGATACCCAACAGCAGTGTTGTTGCTGGCGGTGGTGTTGGACAATAAAGCATTCATACCTACCGAAACATTATTTGAACCAGTAGTGCTTGAAAGCATTGACTGTGAACCAACACTTACATTTTGTGTGCCCGTGGTATTTGCTGTTAAAGCATCAAAACCTATAGCCGTATTGTTGTTTGCTGTAGTGTTTGCCAAAAGAGCATCTTTGCCAACAGCAGTGTTATTTACGCCCGTAGTATTGCTGTACCCAGCTTGATACCCCACTGCTGTGTTGTCGCTGGCGGTGGTGTTGGATTGTAGGGCCTGTGCGCCTAAAGCTGTATTATACTGGCCTGTAGTGTTAAAAATCAAGCCATACATACCGATAGCAGTGTTATAGGAAGCTGTGGTATTGCTGTATAAAGCATCATTACCCATTGCAACGTTGTATATACCCGTGGTGTTACTATAGATTGCCCTGTAACCCACTGCGGTGTTGTAGCTGGCGGTGGTGTTTGCACCAAGTGCATGACGACCCAAAGCTGTATTATAACTGCCAGTAGTATTTGCATCTAGAGCCGCTGCGCCCATTGCCACATTGTTAGTGCCTGTTGTGTTACCCTTTAACGCAATCACACCAACAGCAGTGTTGTCGCCACCAGTTGTCTGTCCGTATAAAGCCTGATAGCCAATTCCTACGCTGTCATACCCTGTAGTATTACTATACGCAGCCTGATACCCAACAGCAGTGTTGTTGCTGGCGGTGGTGTTGGACAAAAGTGCGTTCGACCCGATAGCTGTGTTATAAGCGCCTGAACTATTTTCTCGCATTGCTATTCGACCAACAGCAACGTTGTTGCTACCAGTTACCACGGCACTCAAAGCGTTTGACCCAACAGCTACGTTGTCACTACCCGTGGTTAAGTCATCCCCAGCATTAGCCCCAATAGCAACGTTATGCTCCCCTGAAGAATTATCGGAAAGAGCCTGATAACCAACGGCGGTGTTATTAGACGCTGTTGTTGCCGCATCTAAACTAGCACTGCCAACTGCAACGTTATAACTGCCTGATGAAATATCATTCCCAGCATTGTCTCCGAGGGCAACGTTATGTGCGCCTGAAGTCAATCCCGATAGAACTTTATTACCTAACGCAGTGTTTCTTGTCCCAGTGACGGAAGCATTGAGCGAGGAATCCCCCAATGCCACGTTGTTTGTACCAGTAGGATAATTCCCGTCCAGCTTAATCGTGCCGCCATCGACTGACAGGTTGCCAGCGACTGTAACACCGTCCGTGACTGCCGTACCCGTGATGTCTACGCCTGTGCTGGTGGTGGCGAGTTTGGCTGCGTTATCGTAGTAAAGCGTAACTGCGCCATCTGTATCAAACGTAGCCATCAATTCTGATGTGCCTTTGTCGATGCTTACACCTGTGCCATCACTTGTGAGGTGTAATTTGCCAGTGCCAACATCTTGAACGTAACTGTTGTTTGCGTTGTGGTAAATCTGTAGGTCAGACCCAGCACCGAAGATGGCTTTGCTGTTGTCCGCGAACGTAATGTCGTCGCCCGTAGAGACAGCAATGTCCGTGCCGCCTGTCGTGTTGCCGTTAGCAAGAACCTCAGACAGTTCGTTGTTTGCGCCAACCTGTGTATCCACATACGCCTTAATCGACTGCTGCGTAGCTAGGGCCGTCGCGCTATCGGACGCCATGTTGTCTTCGTCTAGGATTGCGGTCACCGACACGCTGCCCAAGCGCAGGCTGTCAAAGTACGCATTGTTAAAGACGTTCGCCGCTACCGCGCCTGTTCCCGCACCGTCAAAGTAAATAACCGCAGTCGTTCCCGCAGGAACCTCGTAGTCGTTACTCGCGTTGTACGTGCCTTGGAACAACAAAATGCTACGTGAACCAGACAAGCTGTTGCGAACGTAAATAATCTTTTCCGCGTCATTTGGCGTTAGCTGCACGTAAGCTGTTGCACCTAAATCCGAGCCGTCATTGAAGATAACCATCCGATTACGACCATTGGATGCCGCGCCATCGCTGATAGGCAGTGTATTTGGTGAACCAGAAGACCCCGCCGAAGCAAGGGTGACTGTAACCTGACCGTCAAGGGCCGTGTCTAAAAGTTCAAGGTTTGTATTGGTTGTATTACCCCATGTACCCGACTGTTCACCAGTGGCTATGAGTTCGATACCGTTGTTTAATGTATATGTACTGGGCATGGTTTTCCCCTATGCTGCTATGTCATCCCAACTTGGAGTCTGAGACGGTGATTCGTCACTCCAAGAAGGGGTGGAAGATGGTGTTATTGAAGTATAACTCGGATTTTGATTTGGAGCAATCTGCGAGAGCGATGGATTTTGCGTTGGTGTTATCGGAGTATAACTCGGATTTTGATCTGGAATAATACGACCCCAGACAAGAACTGGACCTACTTCTCCTGTTCCTGCAACACCCGTGACAGAAACATCTGCATTGGCTGTGGTCGTAACAGAACCTACGGCCCCTGTCGCTTCAACGCCAGTAACCTGTATTGTTATTCCAAAAGTAACTGTAACTGTACCAACTGAACCTGTAGCTTCTAGCCCAGTTGGGGTAACGTTTGCCGTACCCGTTACCGTAACGTCACCAACTGAACCTGTGGCCTCAAGGCCAGTAACAGCTACATTTGCCGCAGCAGTTACAGTGACAGTGCCAACCGATGATGTCGCTGCCAATCCTGTAACAGAAACATTAGCTTCACCGATAACCGCAGCAGTGCCAACACCACCTGTGGCTTCTACACCCGTTACGGCTACATCCGCGTTGGCCTGCACCGTAACAGACCCAACAGCCATCGTAGCCTCAAGGCCCGTAACCGGAACATTCGCATCACCAGAAACAGTTGCCGTGCCAACAGCCCCCGTTCCCTCAACACCTGTTGGATATACATTAGCCTCACCAATGACATTGGCAATCGCGCCAACCTCACCAGTCGCTTCCAATCCTGTCGGGAAGACATTCGCTTCTGCTACAACCGTAACAGAACCTACACTCGCTGTCGCCTCTAGCCCAGTTACAGGAACATTTGCTTCGGCAACAACTGTGACTGAACCAACGTTACCTGTGGCACCAGCGTTGGTAATGGAGCCTTCATTCCATCCAAGTTGGCCCCATGTCCCTCGGCCCCAGCCAGATAAAGGGACAATGACATCTGTCATTAGGCTATCCGAATAATCGCGTTACTTGCGTCCGCTGTTGGAAAGACGATAGTAAAATCACCCGCCGTTGACGTTTTATCTGCGCCAAAATCCAGAACAACAACGCTAGGATCACCTGTCGCAGTATCGTTATAGATCAACGCTCCACGCGCCGTAATCGTCGCCGTAGAAAACGTCAAATCGGCAAAGTCTGCAAATGCGGTTGTGCCAGATGTCGTAGGCGTAACATTTGTCAATGTGCCGCCACCAGCAGAATAACCTGTACCACTTACCTCATTCGTAGCGGTATATGCAGTAGTTGAGGCATCAAAAGATGCACTGTTAGTATATAGCGCCAACTTAAAAGTATTTCCCGTAGACGCAGTAAAATCGTGTGTTGCAGTCATAAGCTCTTTTTTAAAGCTCGTGCACATAAAGTTGCCGGTAAAGGCCATGTCACATTCTCCTTATGAGTTCCGCAAGCTCTGAGTGTCCTGCGTCATTGATAGCGTTGTATATTGTAGTTCTATCACTTTTTACTGCTTCGCGTAAGTAGAACTCAATGACTTTTGTGATGTTGCGCTTATAGGCTAACGCCTGATCACGAATTGCAGGAGGGGCAGAATCTCCTATAGCAACTATTTTATCAGCACACCTTTGTGCAACCTCTTCAGGAGTAAAGCCACGATTATTCGTGGTTTTTACATCTACCTTAAAATCTTCTGGCAATCTTATATCCAAAGCAGGTATCATGTTTTCTCCCTAATAATAAGACCTGTGCGATACGCATCAGTAACCTCTTGAGACTCTCCGAAATTCTTAACACGAGAGAGTGCCTCAGTAAAACGCTGTGTATAATTCTGTATTAAATCGCCTTCACCCTTCATAAACGTATATGCTTCAATAAGAGATCCATACAACAAGGCTACTGACGCATTTGTACTCAACCATGTTGTTCCACTTCCCGCGCCAGCCGTTAAAGAGTTAGGTCGATAAAAATAATGAAGTTCAACAGCATAATTAGAATCGGGCGTTGGACCTAAAATTAAGTTATCTATATCAAATTGCGCATAATAACGAGGAGCACCAGTAGTTGCACCATTGGGGTTAAAAGACTGAACAAAGTTTACATCTTTAAAAAGCATAAACTCTTTATTGCTACCATTCGTAAACGAAAGACTAAATGGGGCAAGATAATCTGTAGGAAGCGCAAGATATTGATTGCTTGCGGTTAAAGTTCCGCTTTGATTTTTGCGAAACACATCTAACTGAGCAATTTTTAAAATACGCTCCTCTGCGTTTTTAATAAATATATTAAGATTGTTCACAAAGGTTGTCTCTGTGTTCTCAGTATAGTCTTGAATTGCAGTTTTTAGTTCATCGTATGTAAAACTCATGAGATCACCACTGTAACTTGACCCACATAACCGATGGTATTCATCTTATTCTGCGGGGTAGGAAATATATTGTCACCAACGCTCACAGAAACTGCGCCAGCTTCTGGATCGGGGCGCGGGTTTCGTAGTGCCTGTGCATCTGGACGTGCTCTAAGAGGTTCTAATTGAGGGTGCTTTGCTTCCCACTCATCTTTGCCTACTAAAAGACCATTCCACTCCTTTCGCATGTCATGCAATCGGTAGCGAAAACCTGATCGGTCAGAAATACCATATGCCCACTTACCAGTGGCATACTTAGACATAACGATAGTTCCTCAAGTCTGGCGCAACGCGGAAGGACGCACGATCACGATCTTCGTCCATTGCTCGGTTAAGTTCTTCTTCGTACAAAGCCTTGAGCATTTGCATGCGGTCTGGCGCACGTTTTACACTGATGTAATAAGCCAAACCCGCAGCAAGCGCGGGGTAAAACCGAAACGGAACACCAAGAGTGTTGGTGTATGTATCTGCGTCATCAAGTCGCGTCAAAGCATCATACAGCACAACATCTGTACTATTGTCTGGCAAAGGCCACATTTTTAAAACAGGTGTAATTTGACGGTCCACAAAAAACTGAGTTGGGCGTCCCTGAGTTGTTTTTGTAGGAATATTCAGATATTCATCACGACTGATACGATCTAGGGCATAATCAGTCCCATCACGGCGCACAACAAGTGAAAGAACATCTATTACGTCAGTGCCAAGATCATAATCACCATCATTGGATGTAACCGTAAAGGATCTTTGTTCAATTGTCCATTGATTCAAGCCGCGATTGGCCCAATCCGCAAACATCAAGTTCATGGATCTTTTCGCGGTTTTTAGGTCATAACCAGTGCGGACTTCTAAACCACAACGCTCAAAAGCCTCTTCGATGTAGTCTGCTACATCTAATTCAAAGTCTGTTGAGCCTGATACGGTCATTTTTTATTCCTTTTAAGCGATTTAACGCGCTTCGGTTTGCCAGCAGGCTGACCAAGACGTTTCTTTTGAGATATTCTACTACGCTTTTCGCTTGATGTCATCTCCGAAGCTGTTTTTGGAGTTTTTGAGCTTACACGTTTAGTTGGCCTGCAATATGGAGTCCCGCGCTTTTCGCCCTTTTGACGCCCACACGCCTTGCCCGTGCGGACATCTTTCCAGTCCTCTTTAAACCACCGTTTGAGCGCATCGCCCTTTTTTGTCTTACGAACAGCCATTACGAATAGCTCGTTACTTTGCGACGATTTGTCATTACCTTGCCGCAACCGTTTGCAATTGCTTCTCCACCACCCAACATACGGCGCACTGGGCGCTTACGATACTCGTTTGATGGCTCAATAACGCCACCCGCAGCCTTTTTTACGGACTTTTTCTTACTTTTATTTCCCCAGTTACTAGCGCCCACTTTTCGACATTTTGCTATTGCTCCGCTTGCGTATGCGCTTGGAAACACTTTGTACCTTGCTTTTACCTTTCGATAACATGCGTCCTTTGGCATTTTTCTTCCTCTTCATAGGCGGCTTCATTACCTGCTGCGCCATTTGTGATCGGCCTATAGCCATATTAACACTTCCAACGCTTACGAGCTTGCCTCAAGCGGCTGTTTGGATCTTTTGCTGCTTTGGGAAACTTCTTCATTTGACCTGCGGAACGCGCACAAAATGATTTACGCCGCTTGGCATCCTTACTGCCCGGCTTAACTTTACCTGTAACTGCGGTTTTTAACTTAGAACCGGGATTCGCTTTGCGATATGCCTCAACGCCTTTTTTAGTCATACCCGCACCAGCTTTAGTCTTGCGATAATTACCGCCCTTACCAGTGGTTTTGCGTATCGGATTCTCTTTTTTACGAGCCATTTGTCCAATCCTCGTTTTGTATATATACAAATT